TAATTACTCGTCCAACATACGAACCTTCCTTACAGAAACCAATATTGTATTTTAAAATATCGTCTTTAGTTACGTTACGTTTTGTTAAAAATCGTAATGCGTGTTTAGCCTCTATTTGAGCGATTTTATCCGAGTAAATACCGTTTAATGCGATATATTCAGCGGGTAAAGCGAGTGCCTCAGTAGATACAATATCTTCTATAGCTGTAGGTTGAATGAGCAGATTTAGGTCAGTAAATTTATCTGGTGTTGCTTTTGCTTGCTTAAATAAGGTACGTATGGTTTTACCTTTAGTATCACATACCCAACAATGCCAAAAATTTTCCTTCTTAGCTGTAGTGCGTAACGATACTTCTAGTTTATTTTTGTGATGAGCACAAAAGGGACACTTAAAAGCATAGTTACCTTTGCTCGTTGGTGTTCCTTTACCTAAAACAGATTCTACTAATACTAGTAGAGCAGCATTTTCCATAACCGGAAATATAATAATTTATTCTGCCGAAATCAAATCTTTTCTATAAAATTTACCTAGTATATTGTCGTTCATGTATCTGTCGTCTTCTAGAACGTTGTACTGAAATAAACATTTAGTTTCCCAATATGTTAATTCCTTTTTATTTCTACATAACATTAATACGTAACGTTTCAGTTCGTCCTTTGGTAATGATTTTACTTCAGTGTTAGAACCATAGTAAGTTTTCCAATCGCTTTCTTTCACTACTACTTTTTTAGATGGTCTTTTACCTCTAGTAACAGGAATTTCAGCTAATTCTTTCTTACCTAACTTCTTTGTTTGTGTGTGTTGGAATGCTTTTTTACCAATGTAGGTACGGCCTGTTTTATTATGAACAGTCATATAAACATACCCGTAGTATTCAGTAAAATCAAATGTAGAATCGTTGATCATATCCTCTACCTCAGTAGCAGGACCTAAAATTTGAAACATAACTATTATTTATTTTTTAAGTATCGTATTTAACTACAAATGTCATGTCAGTATAAGGTGACATTAGTATTGGTTTACCAAATTTAGCTACAGCTAATAATTCATTATTGTTATTATATAAACCTAATGTTGTAGCATAAGGTGTAAAAAACGATCCTGAAGGTAAAGCAGAGCCAGTAGCAAAATTCTTTAATGATCCACTCTGATAATTGTTTACTAAAGTAGGATTATATGATAAATTAAATTCAGTATTTTGTATAACACAACGCACTTCGTTTTCGTAAACGGTGTGTTCGTTTTTAAAAGACAATGAAAAGGATCCTGTATGTGTTATTGTTGGCATTGTTATTATCGTTGGTTACCAATAAATGTATCAACTATATAAGAATTACCAAAAGTTACTGTTGGATAACCTGCACCTCCATATAAAGGAACATTTGAAAGTATATTTTGGAAACCTAGATTTGATTGTAAGTAAGGGCTACCAGCATCTGGGGTACCATTAATTCTATAGTTAATTTGTGATACTTGGTAATCAAATACTCTTGTTTGTTGTAATGTAATTACATAGAATGTATTTCCTGTAGGTACATTAATTGTAGTTGTGCCTGTAGAAGTTAATGTTTGTCTTAATGCTAATGCTCCACCATCTACTAATGGATAGTAAATTTGAGTATAACCACTATTACCAGCATCTATAGTTAAGTTAATAATAATAGGCACAAATGGAGCAGATGAAGGGGTTGGTGTTAATGTTCGTGTTGGTGTAACTGTTTGTGTAGCTGTTAAAGTTGGAGTTGGAGTTAAGGTAGTTGTTGGTGTGAATGTTGGTGTTAACGTTGGTGTTAAAGTTGGTGTTGTGTTTGGTGTTGAAGTTGGTGTAGGTGTTGGGGTTATTCCAGGTACTATAACTTCTACACTATACGCATTATTACAAGCTGGATTGGAATTAACTAATATGATTCGTGTTGGTGTTGGTTCAATGGCATAAGTAATAGCTGCTTTCAAACGAGTAGCAGACACATTCATTTCAACAGGGTTACTATTGATTGTATCTGCATATACTGTGTAAGGTCCTGGTGATGTTCCACTCGTTAATTGTACAGTTATATTTGCCAAGTTATATTAATGTTTTATATAAATATTTAATTTTCACGTCTTTCTTCACCTGGATAATAATATATTCTATTATGGTTAATTGGGGATAATAGTAATATAGCTGGTTTGATTATATTATCTCTTTGTAGTTGGTATACGAAGCTCATCCATGTTTGTTCCATTGGGTGAGCCCATTTAGTATCTAAAAATACTTTTGTATTGCCTTCTCTACCAAACCATAATGGCCAATTACAATAATGTAATTCACCTTCAATATATGTTAAATCATCAGATTTTTTAATAACACTAAATTGTGTTTTAGGTGCATTAGGATCTAATCCCTGTACAGGAAGCTTACGATTTTTAGGCCAAAATTGTTCTCTAAGATTTTGTGGTACATTGTACCAAGCCCATTGAGTTGCATTATCTCCGTATACTTCTGTAAAGTTTAATTTAAGATAATCGTATCCTTCTTCATGTATTATTTTTAATGTTTTATCAAACAAATTATCTACATAATTTCTAAACCCATTATGACAATGTGTATTTTTTCTTTCATGCAATAACATATCATCTTCAAAAAATATATAATAATCAGCATCACTTTGATCAAAATGTTCAGCGCACCATTGTCTACCACCACATATTCCTATATTATCTTTTTTAATTTCTTCAAAATCATATTCACTGCATATTTGAGCGTATTCAGTATCAGTATCTCTATTTGTTGAATTATTTAATAAGTATTTACTAGGTTTATCTAAAAAGTTCTTATCAGCTTTTTCAAACGATTCTAGTAAAGCTTTAAATTGTGTTGGAGAGTTATATCCAACAACATATAAATTAGTTTTTAATTTTGAAAATGGTTTTTTAGTATTTTCAGGAATTGTAAAAGTTTTTAACATTTCAAAGAAAGGCCATACTAATCCATTACCCTCAATTTCAAATGGTTCTATTAAATTAGGATATCTGTAAGTTAAAATTGTAAATAGACATTCATCGGCACCCATATGTCCATTTTTAAGAGTAGTCTCTAATAAAGAATAATATAAAGAATTTAATCGATGTATTTGATCTTTTTTACCTCCCCAAAACCCACCTCTAGAAATTTTATTTACAAAATCTACACCACAATATTCAGCCATTTTATTTCTTTCAAACCCATGTATTTCATTATTAGCTTCATATGGGTATGTGATAAAAGTAAGTTTTTGAATACAGTCTGTATAATCTTCTAGTTTATCTAAAACATTATCATGATTAAAATAACCCTGATTTACAGTAGATGTTAAGCCACCATCAATCCAATAAAAATATTCTGAATTAAATGGGTTCATTATGGCAGTGTCATTTACCATAAACATTTTACACATCATCATTGGGTTATAATATTCTAATGCGGCTTGAGGTGATTCAGATAACCAACCTGCAGAATTATACCAATCAGGATTGGTTCTTATTTCTTGTAATCGGTCCCAAAATGGAAACCAAGTTTTAAAATCTTCTAATTCTTTAAAGTATATTTGAGTTGGTTTATCACCTCTAATATCACGAACTTCTTGTTCTAATTCACGAGGTATCCAGATAGCCATTTGAGTATCTGATTTTAACATTTCAAAGAATCTATCTTTGTATTGTTGAAAGTTACGTTGTGCCCACCCATTAATTTTTTCTCTACCTAAATCCCACAACCCTGTAACGATAGTAATATTTTTATTTTTTATTTCCATAATATTATTTTCAATTATATTTTCTTTTTTTATAGCTAAGTACCATCCTGCTTTTTCACAAACAGAATTAACTTCAAAACCCATACTTTCAAGCAAGGTAAGAGAAGATTTAGTTAGTGGTTCCCAATCTTTATTAATCCAATCATGAAAACTTACTAATATTTGATCAATTTTATCAAAATCTTTTACATCCATGCTGTGTAAAAGAGAATATTCTGACCCTTCTATATTAAGTTTAAGAACAGATATTTTATCAATATTAAATTTTTTACAAAAGGTCTTCCATGTTATACATTCAACTTTTTGTAAATTTGTAGAGTTAATATTAGTTACACTCGAATTACAATCAGCCGCGTCTATTTCAACAATTCCATTTACAGAACCTAAAATACCTTGAAATAGTTCTGTTCCTCTAGGTGTTTCTTGTTCAAAGGGGTCTACGCCTATTATTCTTTTTTTACCTAATAGTGAATAAGACCAATCCCATCTTAAGCATCCTACATCTATAACACACCCATTATGTTCAAAAACTCTACTATCTATAGAAGAATAATCTTCTCCTTTTATAGTTTGTATTAAATTCATATACTATAATTCAAATTTTAAATTTCGATTTTCATCGGCTGTTATAATATATTCTTTTCCATCAATTGTAAAATTAATTTCTAATACTTTTTCAAACCCAAAACAAGGATCTCCAGCAATATTATTATCTACTCTAATACAGAATCCTCTATAATTATGAGTAGCCAAGTTTGCTTTAATCTCTTCAGTAACGTCCATTCCGCTTCTATCTAATATTTTTCTACCTTCATCTTGTTGTTCTCCTGAGATACCATAAAAGGCACTTGTAACTTTAATTTTACTATCTTTATAAGCTTCTTTATTAATGTAAATATCATCTGGAAGATGTGTATAATATGGGTTAAATTCAAAATGGTA